CTATTCAGTTTGTTGGGTTGTTTCTTCTTGGGCAGCCTTTTGAGCGGCTTGTCGTTTGGCTTGATAGGTAGCAGCCTCTGCATCTGTAATCACTCGGTAGGGCTTTGCATACTCCGTGCGTACGAGCAACGAACGCCCACGAGCAGCGTAGAAACGCTCTATCGGGTCAGTATTGGCATAGTCGGTTATCTGATAGCCATCCTCTGCCGTCAAGCAGAGAAAACCATATACCTGCTTCGCACTCGCTATGTGCGACATCGTTGTCAGTTCGTTATAGGTCATAAGCGTTCAATTTAGAAAGGAAAGCGACCGATAATATCGCCATTTTCGTCAATGTAGTCCCAACTGCCATCCTCAGTATTGAGTTCCATACCTACCGGAATATAGCCGAATAATTGATTAAAATAATCGCTCGTGTCGGTATCAAATTTTATAAGCAGCGTAGATTCGATATAGCCGGTCATTGCGTCAACATATTTCTGTACTTTGTCATAGAAGCAAATCTCCCACGGCTTGAAATGCAGATTAGAGATGTTGGCAATTACACTTACTGTATCTATGAATTTGCTGCCGCCTAAGGTCGGGAATATCTTACGCCCTGAAACATTTTTCAGTATAGTGGTGCAATCTCGTGTATCGTTATCTGGGTCGTCTAAACTTGACCCACGATACTCTTTGAAAGCCTCTACAAGCAAAATTGTAAAATCGTTACTCTCAAACACAAATGCTTCGGACATCTTATATTCGCTATCCCCTGCTGCAAGTTTAAGCGTCAGTTGGTATCTCCACTTTATCCCAGATACACTCGTTGTAAGGGTTTCTAATTGAGCCGTGTGGTCGTCAATTCTTGCCCTGCTATCTGCAATTCTATCGGTGTGTGTGCTGATAGTTTGAGTGTTCGAGGCTATATTCTTTGTATTGGTGGCGATGTTGGTTGTATTGGTGGTAACCTTTCCCTCTAAGGTAGAGAGAGAGGTTTGCAGTGTATCGACTTTCTCTGCGTCAGCCTTGTTGTCCAGCATCGCTACTATGATTTCTGTATCATAGTAGTCGTTTTCGAGCATATACTTCAACTCGGAGATACTCGTTTTACTGGTGGCAATGTCTTCTGCATTCGTGCTTATGTTCTCCGTGTTCTTGTCTATATCCTCTCTGAACCCATCGCACAATCGTTTTACTGCCATAATATCTACTTCCGACAAAAAGGTGCGAAATATGTCTTGAGGCAGCATTTGCTGTCCCGTAATCCCAATCATGTGCCGAGCAGCAAAGGTTCGAGAGGCAACTGTTTCCACATCCTCTTTGGGCAACTGACTGAATACCTCGTTCAGTTTGCTGTCGATATAGTCCTTAAAGTATTGTGCTTCTTCGATTGTCATAACGCTACAAAATTACAAGTTTCCTTTTGTTTTGATTGCGGCAAATGTATATTTTATCCTATCGCCTGCTGTATCATCTCCATCGCACGAGGGTCAGCCTGCCCCGCTTGGGCTTGCAGTGCCTGCTCATCGGTAGGCATCTGCAATGCTTGGGCTGCCATATCCGCCCCCGCTTGGGCTATCTCTGCTTGGCTTGCGCCACCGTCTGCCATCTGCAAACCCGCAGCCTGACCTTGTAGCATCATCGCCTGCTGTTGCGCCTGTTGTTGCTGCATCTCCTGCTCTTTGCGTTCGAGCAGACGGAGTATCTGGTCGCTGAAGGGGAAGCGTCCCACTTCGAGAGCGGTCTTGAAGTCGATGAGCCGCTGTTGCAGTGCCGACATCAGCAGTTGGTTCAGTTGCGACTGATAGAGTTCGCTGTTGTTGGTCTCGGCTATCAGGATGTAGTAGTCGAATTTCGATGCCAATTCGGCATTCCACTCTTTGGCTGCCTCCGAGTAGTCCTTGCCTGCCACAGGGATATAGTCCACATAGTCGTAGCATTGCGGAATAGTCTTGGCTATCTTATAGTCTCGGCGTTTGCGGAATGCGGCAAAACTTTCTATCGTGTCGAGCAGATTGGTCTGTGCATTGCTTGCCTCTTGGGCGTATAGGCTTGCTGCCGTACCACTCTTGGCTTCTTTTCCGAGCATCGCACCATGCACACCGCTGATGTCCCGCACCATTTGCATCTGCAACGCCAACATCTCGTTCGTCCCTATGTTTGTCGCATTGGTGCTTATCTGTTGCGGAAGAGGTACACCTGCTTTCAGGTTGGCAAAGATAACCCCTCTGTACGAGGTCCACTGTTCCAAGATGTCCTCCTTGTTCATCCCCTTTGGGATGGCGTTCTCTGGGAATACCAACACACCTTTCGCACTTGCCGACATGATAAAGTCGTTCAGCGTAATAAGGCGGTTGATATAGCGTTGTTGGTCGATGATACTCTCCTCGAACGAGTATATCTCTCCGTCTACCAAGCGGCTCATATATACGGCAAACGGGTGGCTGTTGTGCGCAAAAGGACTGCGCCCCTCAAATAACACATCTCCTGTCGGGCTGAGATAGCGCACATACCAAAATACATCGTTGTGCAGTTCGCAGGTAATCTCCGTTTTCTCAGGGTCGAGTCCATTTTCCTCTATGTCCCGATTGCGTTCCGCTATCATCGCATCTATCTGCGCTTTGTCTTTCTTCGGGTAGATAGTCAGCGTCTGCTCATAGCGGTCGTGTACCAAGTAGGTCTCTTCGCTCTCCCGTTCCCACGCCTGTATCACACGACACAAATCTTTTTGGTCGGTCGTCAGAAAGTCCAAGTTTTGTACACTGCTATCCATAAAGGTGCGATAGAGTCCTTGCAGGTTGTTCTTGTCCACATGGCGATACATCTCCTCTATCTTGCGGGTATCTTCAGCACTATGGGAGAAGCGTTGTATCACATCGTGCAACGGCATATCCATCAGTAGTCCGATGCAGGTAATATCCCCACCTCGCACATCTCGTACGCCGCCATTCACGAACACATGGGTGGGAGCGCAACTGATTATGCTCACCTCTTTGGTATGCGTCTCGTTGTTCCATTGATAGTCGATATACTGAATGGCAAACCCACTGCGCAGTCCCTCCATGAAGTCCATCGCATCCACTTCCTTGAGTTCGTTTATCTGCTCCACATACTGCAACATCGCCGTCATCATCTCTCCGATGTGCTGATTGTCCCGCGTGCGAGCAATGGCTTCAGGATAGGTATAGTTGGTGCGGAATACACCTACTACACTGTTCTGCGTTTGGAGCATCACATTGTTCTTGAGAGGCACTTTACCCTGCTCTTTGATATGTTCTGCTTCGGTTATCTTTTTTCCGTTCACAATGATGGGGTCTTCCCATTGCTGCCCACGCTCATAGCGTTTGGTGCGCAGACGACGCTGCCGAAAGCCTGCCATCGCATCCCACATCGCACGATAACGCATCAGCCGTTGCATATTCTGCGTACGCTCCTCGTTCGGTTGGTCGAGTTGCAACTGCACTTGTGCGGTCTTATTGCCGTCCTGCTTGAGGAATTTATATCGTTTGTCGTTCTTGTCTATCATAATTGTATATTTTCCAATACCGAGTTAATCTCAGTGGTAAATACCGTTATCTGTTCGGTCATACCGAATACCTCGCATACCTTTCGTGCGCAGTGCAGGGCTATCAGTTCCGCCACTTCACGGTCATACTCCTGCGAGTCGGAGAACTGCGGGATATAGGAGAATGTTCCTATCGTGTGGTTGCTCTCATCTACGCTGAAATAGAGCAATGCATCGTTGGTCTCCACTACTACGGGTTTCTGCTTCGTGCCTCGTGTCCATGCGTTGAACTGCAAGGTATATTCCGCATCGCCTATATGCACGGCTTTGTGGCGTGGTTGCGTCCAGCAACTCATACGCAGGGTGTGCAGCCGTAGGTAGTCCGATGGTTTCGTAATGCTGCCCGTGTGCGCATCTTGTGTGTCCGCATCGGCTGTTGCAGTCGCACTCAGGTCGGTGTAGTGCAGCCGTCCGAGCGGGGCAGTGAGCAGTATTTCGTTCCCTGCTTCGGCAAGGTGTTGGGCAATATAACTATAGATGGGCTTTACCTCGTCGAGGCTGTCCCCACCTGCCAACAAAGTCGTACCCGCCTGCTGCCCAAAGGGCGTGTATTCCTCCAGTTTGACTATTACCAAGTCATTTATATCCTTGCCAAGCATAGCGATTAGTTATTTAGTGGGCAATGTATTCCCAATTCATTCAGCAGGGTCAGTACCTGTGTCTTGGTCTTGGTTTCCTCTGCTGTCTTTCCGTATTTCTCTCGCAGCAGTTGGCGGGCATCGGCAATGGTGCTAATACTCTCCAACGCTTGGTCTGCTTCCGTTTCCGATTTCACGGGGGTAGCACACCATATAGTACTGCCAAACAGTTCGTGTGCCTCGATAGCCTTCTGCATTTCCTCATCTTCGGTAGAGTAACTGCTTCCCATTGTGCCCCCTTGGCTTACGATGTCCCAGCCAAAGGCTATCGACTTCCGCTCACCATTCATATCTACTACGAGGCGTATATGTTTGGCTTTCGACATATAGGTCTTTTTCATACTTGTCTTCGTTTGTTACGAAAAAGAATAGGGCTTACAAGACTTATCAGCCTCATAAGCCCTACACTTTATCTATTCGTTATTGGTTAGACTACTTGGATTACTCGGTGTACCTTCGGGTTATATACGGCTACACCTGCGGTCTCAGTGAATACCACGATGTCGCCATTTACAATCAGGTGCTCCTTGCCGTCTACCTCCTGACGCTCGAACGGAGTACACTGCCATTTCTTGATGAACTGCGGGTCAATCACAAGCATATAACTGCCGTACGGAGTCTCATCAAATACAGGGTGAGATGCAATGTTCAGCGTACCGAAGTTGGTTACAATCTTGCTCCAAGTTACACCCATGATAACCTCTGTCTTGATAGCATCTTGGTTCTTATAAATCTTCTGCATCTTCGAGATTTTGGCTACTGCATCGCTGCCTGCCAATGCGAAACGCTCCTTTGCGCCACTATTGCCTACAAAGATGTCCTTCATCATATCCACAATCTCTGCGTTCGGGTCGGTGGCTGCACTGTTCAGTTGGGTTACACCGTTCTGTTTCAACACTTCCGAGAATATACCACCCGTACGATAGATGTACTTCTTCTTCAGCGGGTCATATACCTTCGATTGACGACCGAAGAGGTAACTCTTCTCCATAGCACGACGGAAGTCAAACAAAGCCTCCTCCTCAATCTCGCTCAAATCCCACTTCAACTCTTTGTTTGCCATCTTCGCAAAGTTCGAGAGGGTAATCTCGCACTTGAATATCTGGCAGTAGCCCGTCTTCTCCTCCGGGAAGAACTCGATAGCGGGAGAGGTGGTATCCAACTCGGCAGCCGAACGACCCATCAGATAAATCTCGGTGTCCTTTGCGATAGCGGGAATAGTCCAGTCCGTACCGCTTGCTACTACCTGCTCTTCGTCTGCACTGACATACAGATATTGGTCGTCTTTGTTGTATACATAGAGAACCAACTCATCGCCATTACCGTCCTTGATACCTTTCACCAAGATGTTGTCAGTCTTATCTACATTGCCGAGGTTGGCGATAGCCATCTTGCCTACGCACTGCTTCTTGTTACTATTGGCGGTAGCGGTAAACGATACGACCTTGTCTTTCTGCTCACGAGCCGAAATCTGCCAATACTTGAACTCAAGGTTACTGGTCTGTTGCGTTCCCACATAGCGCAGAATAGTATCGAACAGCGTCGCATAAGGGCGTATCTGTACGATTTTTTGGTCTACAGGGTCCTTGATTAGGTTGGGAGCCCACTCTCTGTAGTCGGTGGTCTCCAACGCACTACGCTCGGCTGTATTGATTTGCGTACCTGCATCCAATGCGGTTGCCGCACCATCAGCACCCAACACAGCCCCTGACATATCGCCCACTCCGAGCAATACGCACAAGCCCAGCATAAAGAAGCCGAGCAAGTTGAAATTTTTCAGAAACTTTTTCATCTCTTCTGTTAGTTTAGTTAGTTAATTAGTTGTTCTTTGTTGTCTCACATTCGGCGCAACTTGCTCAAGAAGTCAGCCGTACTGTTCGGCTTTTGCTGTTCGGGTTCTTGGATGTTGCCTGCTTCGGTTGCGGGTAGTCCGCTTCCTTTCATTTGGCGTTTCTTTGCCTCGATAGCCTCGTTCTTCCCTTCGGCTTTGCCTTGCTCACGAGCACCTTCTACATCCTTTTGATAGTTCAGCGCATCTTTGTATCGTCCGAGTATCTCCTTTGTGAATTTACCCTTGCTGATATTCTCCAAGTCGCTTTGTATCAAGTCCCATACTTTCGCTTTCTGCTCCTCATCGAAGTTGTTTTCCTCTGCCCAAGCGTTAAACTCATTCACAGTGCCGTCGATGTTGCCCTGCACCTCTTGCATCAGGTCCATTTGTTTCTGACGCTGTGCCTTGCGGTCTTCCACTGCCTGCTTATAACTGTCCCAACCCTCATCGCCTTCGTGCATAGTCAGTGCTTCCTCGCCTTTGTTCTTTACGATAGCGTCAATCAGCGGCATACCTTCTAAATAGTCCATCAGGATGGCTACCTCTTCGGGGTCTTCCTGATAGCGACGCATCAGTTTCTCGGTCATGCCTTTATACTTCTTGCTGCCTTCCTCTGCATTGTCCATAAGCGACATCGCTTGACGGTAATACTCTTGCTCATCGCCATCAAACTTGCCGTCTGGTACATTGGTACGAATACGCTCATAGAATAAATCCCGTGGCTGCCGCTCTTCGGCTGCTTGGTTGCCGTTATTTTCCGTCGGCTGCTGTTCCGTTGTTTCCGCAACGGGTTGCTCTACTTTTTTTTCTTCTTCTGCCATAGTATTTACGGTGTTAAATCAAATCTGCTCCAAAAGTACGGCTATTTTCGGGTAGAGGCTGCGGTAAATGTGGATAAAAATTACGGCAAATGTAAAACTTACTGCGGCAACGGTGAGAGAATTTGGTTATTCCACACCCTTTTCGTACCTTTGCCGCAGTAAGAATAACACATAACTACTATCAACTCCTAATTGTCGCTGCTCTGTACGGACAACCGAGCGAAATTATAACTCTCACCTAAGACAACTGCACTTCATCGAGGCGGTAGACCGACTTTGGAAAGCCAAGTTCGTCTCCCGTCCCCGACTGTCGTACCTGTGCCGCACCGTTGCCGCACAGCCTGCACCGCAGTTCTACATCACACCCAAACAAGCCCTCGAGAAATACAGTATATACGAACAGACAGGGCGTATAGAAGGCGAAAGCAAATACACACGACAGATGTACCTCGACATCTTCGACCGTTTCCGCACACGCTACGCCGAGAGCGGGGGCATAGACTTTAAGTATGTCATCATGCAGGATGTGCTGGAACAACCTGCCCCATCGTTCTACATCAATCCCGATGCCGCACTCACTTTCTACTACCGAGCCATGGCATACCGCCGCCGACACAAAAACAAACGCCTATGATAGCCTTTCTTGCCCTGATACTGATTGTATATGCCCTCTGTCCCGCAGAGATACTGACCGCTATGGGGGTGGCAGACTGCCGATTGTGGGCTTGTCTGACCTATCCGCTCGCCCACACCTCGTGGCTGCACCTCGCTATCAACGCATTCGCTCTATCGATGATGTACCCGCCCGTGCGCAACCTATACTGCTGCCGATACAACGGCTCGGCAGGGCATTTCTTCGGCATAGTCTATCTCTCGGCGGTCTTGGCAGGGCTTATGGCGGCGACTACCGTGCCTACACTCGGGGCTTCGGGAATGGTGTTCGCTCTGCTCGGAATGTTGCTTGCGCTCAACCCTACACGGCGGCAGGTACGCAACTATCTTTGGGTGGCGTTGGCGGTTGGCGTGCAGATATACTTCGGCAAGAGCAATGTGGCACTGCATCTGGTGGCATTCGGCTTGGGCGCAATGGTGGTAGTGGTGCGACAGGCATGGGAGCAACTCAAAATCAGGGACACGGAATGACCAAAGCGGAGATACTACATATCAACGAGGAGCGTAACCTCGAACGACAGCACGCCTACAACCCCATCACGGGCGAAGGCTGCACCTCGTGCGAGCGGCTGCCGTTCTCTGCCGTCGAGTTGGGTTGGATAGACTACCAAGTGCCGTTCGACTGCTACCAAGAGAAGATATTCTGCGACCTGAGGGACTGCAATTTCTCTATTCGCACCTATCTACATCGCCTCCACCTGCGCTACACAAAAGTCAATCTCGAACTGGTGCGGCAAGAAATCATCAAAGCACGCTGCCGACACGACTTTGAGTTCTGCGCCGCCTCGTTTTTCTATATCAAAGACAAAAATCCGCTCAACCCGAAGGACATTCTCTTCACGCTCAATCGAGGACAGCGCAAACTGCTGCGGATGATATACGATTGCGACAAATACGGCAAGCCCGTGCGTATCATCATCGTCAAATCTCGGCAGATTGGCTTCTCCACACTCATACAATTGTACATGGCGTGGAAGCAACTGTTCGTTTTGGGGGCGGTGAACTCCGTTATCGTGGCGCACATCGAGAATACGGCTCGTATCATACGGGGTATGTACTCGAAAATGCTTGCCAAACTGCCTACTTGGCTGCTCGGCAAAGAAAAAGTGGTCGAACACTTCGCTCTCACCCCCTTCGAGCGGGGCAACAAGACGCTTATCGTCAAGGGAGTGGGCTGCCGTATCACCATCGGCTCGGCAGAGAAGCCGAACAACATCGTCGGCGACGATATTCTGATGGCGCATTTCTCGGAGGTGGGTCTGTACAAAGCCACACAGGGCGTGAAACCCGAAGACTTGGTGCAATCTATCATGGGCGGTATATCCTATGCGCCCAACACGATGATATTCTACGAGAGTACGGCGCGTGGCGTGGGCAATTTCTTCCACTCCGAGTGGTTGCGGGCTACCTCGCTCGACCCGAAAGAGAAATCTGCCTTCAGTCCGCTGTTTGTGGCGTGGTACGAAGCCGACAACGACCGACTCCCCATCGCCGACTACGACCAATTCATCGACGAGATGACCGACTACGAGCATTGGCTGTTCTCGCAGGGGGCAACACTCGAAGGCATAGCGTGGTATCGCAACGCCATGCTCCAAATCAAAGATATATGGCGGTGGAAATCGGAGCGACCCTCGTCTGCTATAGAGGCATTCCAGACTACGGGACACCGCCTCTACCCGCAAGAGGATGTCGAACGCCTGCGCAAAGGCTGCCGTACGCCTATGTTCGTGGGCGATGTCTTTGCCGACAGCGATTGTGGAGAGAAAGCACTCGAACATATCGAGTTCAAGGAACGGCAAGACGGGGCACTCAAGATTTGGTTCATGCCCGACCACTCGCCCGAACGACAATGCAACGACCGCTATGTCATTGTGGTCGATATAGGTGGCACATCCGACCACTCCGACCGCTCGGTGATATGCGTATTCGACCGCTACGATATGACACACGGCGGCGTACCCATTGTGGTTGCCGAGTGGTGCGGACACTGCCCGCATTATCAGTTGGCGTGGAAAGCAGTACAGATTGCCACTGCCTACGAGAACGGGCTGCTCGTCATCGAGTCCAATACACTCGACACCGAGCAGACTGAGGGCGGTAACTCCGAGTTCGTACTCGACGAGATAGCCCTGCACTACGACAACCTCTACTGTCGTACGCCGATGGACAAAATCAGTATGGGCTTCGAGCCGAAATGGGGTTTCCAGACCAACCGTTCCACCAAGCCGATGGTCTGCAAGCACCAACAGAAAGCACTCGCCAAAGATATGTACATCGAGACTTGCCGAGAGGCGTGTGATGAACACGACTTTATGGAGATTAAATCCAACGGACGGGCGATAGGGGCTATCGACGGACAACACGACGACCGACATATCACACGGGCTATCGGCGTATGGATATGCTACGACGAACTCAATACCCCACGCCAGTACAAACCCATCTCTGCCAAAGGACTTGCCGATATGAAGGTGGTCGGCGAAAGCACGATATAAATCAACTCAACATAAAATAAATCGTATGAATAGAAAACAAATCAAAGCCGAACTTATCGAGAAGTGGCTTTTGCTACGAGTATTCTTCCAGTTGCGTATGGACTCCCTGCGTCTGTCGCTTGCTATCTTTATGTGCGATGCATTGCAGAAAGCACGCAACAAACGCTTCTATGTTATCGAGAATGCACAGGGCAAACTGATATGGGTATGCAACGACGACATTGACCTTATGAAACGCCCACGCCGTGTGCGTCGTTTGGTCGGCGGACAACTGCGCACCTACACGGTTCGTATGTTGCCCAAGACCGTGTCGCACCTCGACATCATGAAGTCCTGCCTCTACTACACGCCGTCCTCGCTCAACAACACCGACGGACTTACCGCTGCCGAGCGGTTAGAGAAGCGTCAGGGATGGCTGCGCTATATGGAGCGTATCCGTATGGACCGTATGTTCGGACGGCTCAAAGCCACAAAGTAG